GAGCAATTCGAAGGCGTGCAGATGAACCACGCTGAAACGTGGGGAGCCTTCCTACGTCGAATTGATGCGGTCGTGCTTGGCTGTGCGAACACTGGGATGTGGCACAAGTGGCCTTCAATCAGCGACTTCGCCGCAGAACACCATCCGGCGTGGTTGCCACTGCTTAGAGGAACTCGAGCAGTGATGGAAAACAGCCTGCAAGACCTGCTGTGAGCAAGATGAGCACCCATCGAACGGGCACGATGGCTTCGGGTTCCCCGTCGCCGTCCGTGTCAATTTGAACCGTCATGATGGATCTACCGCTCCGCTCTTATCCATCATTTCCGGCCCTTGCGTTTGGTGCGACGTCCCTTGGACTTCCGAGGGAGTGCCTTCCGCTTCTTTCGTTGCGTCAGCACCAGTGGCGTGCCGAGGGAGACAGTGAACGTCAAGGTCAGCACGACATCATCCTGAATGTGGCCGACCGTGTTCTCGGGGAGCATGTAGCCGTTCACGTAGAGGACACCTGCCAGCGTGGCAGAGTCCTGCACGTAAGCGACGCCGTGATGAACCGATGCTCCGGAGTCGTAGCCATCCTGTGCCGAGTTGGCCGACCAGTGAGCATGGATTGGCGTCTTCACCGGGGGTGGGAACTCATCTACGAACTTCGAGGTCTTGACCACTGCGTTGGACAGCGGGAACCGGGACGGCTCCGCTTGACCTCGGGCGCTCTCGTAGATGTCCTCAAGCGTGATGTCGTCGCCGGGCGTGCTGGCTCCGTAAATCACGACCTTCTCGCTATCCGTGTCGGAGAGCCCGTCTGCGTAGAGCGTGGAGGTTCGAGACGAACTGCGGAACGAGGCGTTCCAGCCAATCTCGAAGTCATCGAATCGAGTGAACGACCCCACGGCATTCTGCCGCAGTTGCTTCTGCTTGCGCCACACCTTGAACGCCTCCCTCCATGCTCGGGCGCTGTTCTTCGTGGCCGGGCAGTGCGCCACCGTACCGGTGAACGCAACTCCGATGTCGTTATTCGCTGACCCTTGAGTCTGTGGGGTCAAGGACGCCGTGATTTTGTGCAAATGCACGACTTGACCTTGGCGCACGTTCCGTTGGAGCCGTTGCGACAGGAGGACCGGCAGGTCCACCCACTGCTCAAGGACTACTTCGTTTGCTTGGGAAGGGGTTCCCAAGTTGTAGGACGTGCTCACCGTGTATCTGCGGGCCATGAATGACCCTGCACGTCCTCACATTTAGATGTGGCAAGGGGGATTTTTTTCCGGCAATACCTCCCCCTTTGCAAACCCCAAACAGCCGTTCAGTGTAGCGCTTTGCACTACACAGGGGCGGGGGTAATACTCCTCCCTTCGGTCGGCCCCGCCCCAGCCCTTCTCGGGCTTGCGGTCTTCGACCGTTCCCTCACCGCCGCTGGCAGCACTTCGTGGTGCCACCGGTGCCTACGGCATCCTCCTTACGTCGGACGGAACAGGGCGCTTCGCAAGATGAACATGCCAAGCGTTGATAACCTACGTTGACCTCGGATGCTCCATGTCGAAGACGACAAGCATCTTGAGCCAGCGAAGCCGATGCTGGGTGTTCACGCTGTGGAACCCCAGTGAAGCCGATTTAGACCACCTACGAGCCGCTGTGGGGCCCGTGTTGGGGTTGGTGGGCCTCGAGTCCCCCAACGACGACGACAAGCGCACACACCTGCAAGGATTTGCACGGTGGAAGAGCGCCCGGTCCGGGTCTGCCGTCAAAAAGTGGCTGGGCCGCAACGACGTGCACCTCGAGTTGCCCATCAGCACGGACTACGCCAACTGGCAGTATTGCAAGAAGGAAGGGAACGTAATCGTCCAGTGGGGCGAAGAACCAGCCGAGCCAACGAAGACCGGCGTCGCCAGCGACTGGGACTTCGTGAGGGACCAAGTGCTCCATGGGAAGAGCATGCTCTCCATCCTCGACGAGAAGCCGCACATGACCCGGTATGTCTCCGCCATCCGGCAGTACGTCTCCGAGGTCGAGGTCAAGCAACAGGCGGCTTGGAGAGACGTCCAAACCACCTACGTTTGGGGGGCCGCTGGAATTGGCAAATCCCGGGCCATCATGGAGAAGCACGGGGCCGAGAACGTCTACCGCATCACCGACAAGAAGAACCCGTGGGACGGCTACCGGGGCGAGCCCGTGGTCGTGTTCGAGGAATACCGTTCCAACTTCGGCGTGGAAAACATGCTGAACTGGCTTGATGGGTACCCCATCATGTTGCCCTGCCGCTACGCCAACAGGCCAGCCCAATTCACCCAAGTGTACCTCCTCACCAACATTCCGTTGTGGGAGCAATTCGAAGGCGTGCAGATGAACCACGCTGAAACGTGGGGAGCCTTCCTACGTCGAATTGATGCGGTCGTGCTTGGCTGTGCGAACA